GAAGACTTACATCAATACAGACAAAGAAAAAAGGTATTTTTCTAGGGGTAGGGTTGAATATGGCGTAAATATTAAGCAAGATTTTGTACCATTGCTACATTTGGATTCATTAAACTCACTTAAGAATTCTATTCAGGCGTGGAGTTGTACGGATTTAGACGATTTAGCCACTTACAAATCTATTATTCTTGATGAAGATTCTTGGATATTCAGGAAAACTCAAGATAGATTTTATACAATAGAATTTAGTTTTAAATATTCAATTGCTAAATCAATACAAAGGCAATGATAAAGTTAAGATTAAACGGCGTTAACTTCGATATGACTGGGAATGATGACTTTGCTTTGTCATTTTCTGCATCCAAATTGCAAAGTATTGAATCTAGAAGCGGGGATTTTTCAACAACATTTAGCTTGCCTTTAACAAGTAGCCTAGCCACTGCAATAGGCCATACAAATAGATTAGATTCAGCTAGTCAATTCCCTTATTCAGATATTGCGGCCGAGGTGTTTATTAATGAGATTTTAGTATTTAATGGATTCGCAAAAGTTCTAAGGATTACCGATGTATTGGAGATGCAAGTATTCTCAGGTAATTCAAATTGGTTAAATCTAATTAACGAAAAGCAATTACAAGAGCTAGACTTATCGGCCTTAAATCTTACTATGAACGCGGCAAACGTGCAAGCTAATAGGCTCAATGATTATACGGTTGGGTTCTTATTCCCTAATGCTTATTATGGTGCATTTGCTTTACCAGCTTTTAAAATTATTGATTGCGGCTCGTTATTTAAATCGAATACCGTAACATTTGAAATAGAACTTAACAATGTTGGCAAATCCAAAATTGCATCGGTTCCAATAATTTCGGTTACAGTTGTGGTATATTCTATTGAGCTTGCTGTAAAATTTACAACCTGACCTACAAAGAATAACCCTATCCCAACCCCTGCACTAATACACCTTTTATTAGCTGTGAAATTATCGGTAATATCAAATATACCAAGAGTGGTAATATCTTGGAATCCGTATTCAATAGGCTCATATACTGATGTCCATTTGTCGGGTATGTTAGTAAAAGTTATCATGCTGCATTAGTTTTCATTGAACTTGGAACTGACTTTAAAATGTTACTTCTAATTTCAGTTACATACGCAAATATAAGAGCCTTTTCTAAATTATCAACAAGTACTTGATTTATAACGTCGTCTAACAGCCCAGAGCTTGCACCATTGGTACGCTGGTAAATACTTGTACCCTCTTTATGAATTTTCCTAGCTATTAAATAGGCTAATGAATCTTTTGTAATATCGTCTGGCTCAATTCCTTTTTGGTCTAACCATATCCGAATCCTATCTTTTAAAGTTGGTCCGCCGTCGTTGCCGTTGCTTGTTGGCTTCCTTCCGTATTGCAAGGCTCCGATATATTCTAGGGCGTAAATTCTCAATTCACCATCTGAAACTTCATAACGGATAGAGTTTATTAAATCCCCGCTTGCTATACTTGGCCCATATCCGGTTAAGTCTTTATTTCGTAAAGCAAACTTAATCTCATTTACCAGCACCTCACCAAATTTCCTAAGTACGTCATCAGTGTTTAGCAGCATTTTGAACCTCCTTTATTTTTCTTAAATCCTTTTGAAAGTCTCGAACATTCTTATCATATAGCAATTTGGTATAAATTAATTCGGCTGGTAATTTCCAGTATTCATCATGCTTTGTTAAATCACCTCCAGTTAAAGTATCCATAGTAGCAAATACCCCAAATTGTTGCACTCTATGTATTCCAGCCGCCTCGTCATCTTGGTCAATTTCTGCACTATTTAGGTCCTTAAATCGTTCAATGAACTCAGTTATTTGTGCAAAAAAAAACTAACAAGACCGATAACATCGACGCATGACTTATTATTTATATCAATATCCAGGTAAAGTTTAACTATTTCTGCACCACTAGCCCATACATTCGCTTGGTTTGTTTGAATTAAAGATTTGGCAGTTTCAAACTTACCCCAATCTAATCCTTTAATTTCAATTTTATATTTAGCTTCGATATATTCCGCATAGTCATCTATTGGGCTATCCCAAATAAAACTGCATGAATCAATAACAGCCTTCAAGAATAGAATATTTGTTTGAAGTACCTCGATTTCAATTTTAGTTACAAATGCCAATCGTTCGATTTCGTTATTAAATTTAGTACCTGATAAGTTCACAAATTCTAACCAAGTTAGATCACGCCAACAAATAGGGATGTGCTTAGTTGTTTCCGTACCGTCTAGTTTCTTGTAACTAATTTCTATCATGGTGCAAATATATTAAAAACTTCCAAATGATTTAGTGGCGCGTTCTTTACCTGCTTTCAATTTCATTAAAGCTAAATACCTTAAAGCGTCAATTAAGTGGTTATTAAAATCTACTGGCTCATTCAATTGTTTGCCTGCTTTGTCTGTCTTCCATTTGTAGGTCCTGAATTCCTTAACCAAGTTTGGACCGATTAAAACTATTTGATAACGCCTTAAAATGTCAATTGATGCTATAATAGAATCTGGTCCTTTAATTGCCCCTTTGATATTTATTCCCAATCGGTAAACCTCTTCAACTGATTTAGGCTCGGAACTATCAGCAAATACTTCTTCGTAATGGGTAAGGCAACTACCTAATAATTTCGCAACGTCTGGATTAGTTAAACCACGTTCATAAAGTTGTTCGGTAACATATAATGTTTGCCCGTCTTGATGAACTTTAACTGAGGCCGTTGGGTCATTTGTGAATCCCCAATCTAAACCATTGCCTATTAATTTTGCGTGACTTGGTACGACTTGACCGACGGTCCAATTATTGAAAACTAAACCCATAAGTTGACCGCGCATCCCTAAACCGAATATTTTCCAGTACTCAGGGTCTGCCAATTCCAACGCCTCAATTTCTTTTTTTAAAGCATCTGGCAAATGTGGATTATCTTTATAGGTAGTAACAATCAAAGCGCAATCTTCGCGCGTTAAAACATGGTCATAAATCCAATGCTCAAAGTCTGACGGATTATAGTCGATTATTATTCTTCCAGAGGTTCTAAAAACTAATTGCCGCCAATCTTCTAAGTCTAATTCGTTTGCCTCGTTGATAAAGAGTAAATCCCTTTTACGGCCGCGAACTTTTGCAGCATCGTCAAGGCTAAAGAATTCAACAAGGTTCCCATTAAGTGAATAGGTGTTTTCTGTTTTATTGTGGTTGTTTTCTGAATAGCAGTCTATACTTTGAAGAATCTCGAAGAAGTCACGCATCGCCGAACTTTTCAAAGCTGGCAAAGTTTTCCGCACTATTGAAACGGTTATCCCCTTATAAGTTAAGCATTGTCTTATAATCCATTGTAGGGTGCTATAAGTTTTGCCTGAACGCGTGCCACCTTGTAAGGCAATAACCCTTTTTGATTTTATATTTTGCTCAATAAAAACAAAGTTAGGGTTAAATTTTGCCATTATTATTGCCATTATTTGGTAATCGAAATGAGAAACGCCCGCCGTATAGTATCCCTATTTTACTCAATTTGTTATTGTGGAACATTATTTTTTAGTGGAATCATGTTCCACGCTATCAGTCAACCAATCGGGCTTCTTGGTTAATTCAACCTTATGAGTATTTTCTGTTTTATCAGTCAATCCGTTAAGTCGCTGTGTTATACTAGGATTATAAACGCCAAGCATACCGCCAAGTATCTGATTATCTCGTATTTCCTCCTTAATACGCGAACAGATACTGACAAACTCGGCGTAAAGGTCATTTCTATTTATAAAATACTGCTCAACATTACCGTAATCCTTATAACAAAATACCTTAAAACCCTCAAATGTATAAGGCAGCTTGTACTTATCTGTCACCCTTTCGCCCTCTTTGCCTACATACTGAACTTTAAGCCACTTTTCAGCCTCTATATCTAAATTAGCCTTATATTCTTCAAAGGCTTTGTATAGTTCTTCGGGTGTTTTAAATATTCTTGTTGGGTGCATAACTTAAACTTTTGGCATTGACTTTTTTAAATAGCTTTTGTTTTCATCTTTAATGCTTTCTTGCTGCACTTTGTCTATATCGTCAAGTACTTTAAAGTAAAGCTTAAAAGTTTCTACGAGCCTATAAACGGCCACAAAAAAAAGAGGTAAGCTAGTTATTGCCCCTAGTAAGTATATTACATGAGGCTGGCTATAATAGGCCACAATTAAGGCAAAAAGAATAAATCCCCTTGTTGCTACCATCCATATTCAAAGGCCGAAAGAGTTTAATACTGATTTTGATATGTCGTTCATGATACAAATTTAATAATTTTTAATTAAATATAAATAGCAATCTC